CAAGGTGCTCTCCTGAGTCGGTTGATAACCGCTCATGGTGCTAATCTTTGGATGAGCCTAATGGTAGGACGTAACTATGTATTACCTTCTAGGGCCATGGGTCCTGATCACGAAGGTGATCGATTTATACGTTACGCAGTTGGGCAACCTATGGGTGCTTTAACATCTTGGGCAATGCTTGCGATGACCCATCATGCTATAGTGCAGATGGCAGCAGCATTGTCTGGGCGGACTTCTGGTGATGATTGGTTTGAGGACTATGCTCTCTTAGGAGATGACATAGTGATTGCTGACCGGCTAGTAGCCGATACCTACCTGAAAATTATGGCAGGTTTAGGAGTTGGAATCCAACTTTCTAAGTCTGTCCATGATTCCTCGGGACGAGGGGTTCTAGAGTTTGCGAAACGGGTTTACTACGGAGGTTTCTCTGTAGGACCGTTAGCATTGCTCGAAGTCCTCTCTGCTGCTGGTTCATTGCCAGCGTGGTTGGAATTGGTACGTAAGTATCAACTATCCTTATCTCAAGGTTTAACTCTCTTGGGATTTGGATACCGATCCGTATCACGGGTTAACCAATCATGGTCAGTATTACCGCGTCGCCTTCAGGGTTATGTAGTTAGTTACTACGGACCTGGGGGACCTGGGTTCAAAGGAGACATCCTTAATTGGATGGCCTCTGGTGGTGAGATCTTTAAGTACCCAGATGATATCTGGATTAAAGATCTAGCTGCGTCAATTCGTCAGAGAGTAATTGATTTATTACCTCGGGCGAAGGCTTTGACTAAATTAGTTGAAGTTGATAGAACTAGGGCTCATTATGGAACCTCCAAATATGAACCGTGGCAATTGCCTAAATTCTTATTTGTTGGGGACCCTAAGTATTCAGGGTCATTATGGCCCCGGGCTGTACGTGCTAACCCAGATGCAATCTGGTTGGTACGGGATCCGGGAACTCTATCACAAGATCAAATTCGATCTTTGATGGGTATGATAGAATTTTGCTATCGAGATTCTTTCTTTGACCTACATAGTGAACTACGTGGACTCGAAACAAGCTTAGCTTCCCTTATTGAAAGTGATCTTTCATTAGATCGCTTAGCCGTTTTAGTAACTAGGATTGAAACCCTAGAGAAAGAGATAGAAGGTCTTGGTTTAGCACCTGATCTTACTATACGACGAGAGGCACCTCGCCCTACTGATTTTGTCAGAGGGGGAGAGTGGCTACGTCGATGGCGTTCTTGGCGGAAAGTTAGAAGAAACCTATCTGGAACCTAAGGCTCCTTAAAGCACTGGCGTACTAGACTCAATCTTTGCCGAGTAACTAGTTGAGGGATTAAAGCCCAACCAGATCACATAAACGCTACGCAGGGCTACTAGAACGAATAATTCTAGTATGCGAACGCAGAAGTCAAGGGGTGATCATACAGCGGTTAAACGGTTTTGGCTCAGTATTACTAAAATAAACGTAAGCTGAACAATGTCAAAACTTTAGACTGATTAGGTATGCCGGCTCTTGGGTAGTCCGAGG